GTAAGGAGAACATCTTTTGCCATTAGTCGTTCAAGCTTGCACGTTGGTCAGCTTCAGCATCTGCCAAGACTTGCTCAAGCTGTGTTGTTACAACCCTAGCGATCTCCTCGGCTGAGGCGTCACTACCGCCGACTGAGACATTGACGACCGGAGCCAATGTCGCTGCGGCTTGCATTGGGTTAATGCCTCCTAAGCCGCCGCCGTGAATTAGCTCTTCCCCGATGTTTAGACCGGATTGAGCCATGCCTTGGAATTTACTGCCGCCAGGGATTAGCGCCGCTGCAACCGGCAGGATCTTGTTCAGGAAACCAAAGACCCCGTTGCCGTCATTCCCGCGTGACCCTTTTGGAGCCGCTTGAGGGGCCGCCATAGGGGCCGCAAACGAGCCGCCGCTAGGCATTGCAAACGCTGGCTGGATAGGCGCAAATGTTGGCCCCATACCGTCCATTGCAAGAGCCGCAGTGTTTCCGATAGCGTCTCTCAAAACACTTTCACGGTCCCTAACGCCTTGCGCCAAGGTGGTCACGATTGCGCGACCACTAGCAGTCAAGTCTTTAAATGGCCCTTTCTTAGCGTCTGAGAATGGGAACAGTTTGCGAATCTCTTTGAACGATTTAACAATGGTGTCTCTAAAAGCGTTAAATCGCGACATAAATCCTTCTTTGATCGTGTCAACAATTGCGCCGCCGACGTTAAGGAGCTGCCCTGGCAAAGCCGCGAGGATGCTGACAATTTTTGTAGCAATGCCTGAAACTATTCCGACCAGAAGGTTAAAACTTGCACCAATGCCGTTAACGATGCCGCCAAAGATATTTTTTAAACCTCCAAAAATATTGGCAACACCATCGACAGCCATTTGGCTATCACCAGTAAATAAACCAAAAAAGACTTGGAAAATTCCTTTTATGTATTGAAAAGCGCCTGCGAAAATTTGCTTGAATGCTTCAATGCCTGGCATCAAAGCGTCCATCATTGTGGTCCATGCCGCGCTAATGCTAGCCGTCAGCACGTTCCATGCTTTGCCTAGAAAATCCAGCGTCCCATCGACAGCATTTTTGAACCAATCGACGCGGTTATAAAGCAGCGAAAAGACTGCAATGAGGCCGATAATTCCCGCGATCGTAAGTGTGACTGGACTTGTTAGCAGCATCATTGCCGCTGCTCCTGCGGTAGCTGCCCCGGTGACAGCCATCAGGCCACCAGACAATGCACCGATGATCGGCAGCACAGCAACAAAACCAATAAATGCAGCAGACGCAATCCCGACAACCGTCGCCAAGATTGGCATGTCAGTCAGCAGATCACCAATAGGCTTGGCGATCTTTGCTAGCGCCTGCATAACAGCCACTAGAGGCTTTAAAAGTGGCGCACCTAGCGAAAGCATCAAGCCATCAAACGCTGAATTCATTAAGGTCATTTGACCTTCAAACGTGGCTAAAAGCGTCTTGCTCATTTCCGCAGCAGCGCCCTGGTGATCATTTACCGTGGCAATTTTTTCAGCCAATTTTCCATTGGCGTTAGCTTCCATTAAGACAGAAGCAGATGCGACAGCACGAAGACCAAAAATCTTTTGCAATGCTTCGTTTTGTTCTCCTGTCCCAAGATTCAGCCTTTTCATGCTGTTTGTTATGTCGCCCATGATTGTATTCATGGGACGCAAGTTTCCATTTGCGTCGTTCGTTGCGACTCCTAACTTGCCTAAAATTTTGCGGGCATCAGAAGCCGGAGCTGCGAGCCGCGACAGCATAGTTTTAAATGCTGTGCCAGCTTCTGACCCTTTAATGCCGCTGTCGCTTAAGACTCCAAATGATGCGGCCAATTCTTGCAGGCTTAAACCAGCGTTAACACCGACAGGGCCAATAGTCCTAAAGGCTTCTCCAAGCTCACCAATGTTGGTGTTAGCCGAGCGACTCGTTTGTGCCAGCGTATCTGCGACTTGAGCCGTGTCGCTTACTAATAATTTGTTTGAGCCGACAATATTAGAAACAATATCTGAAACGTTTTTTAGCTCCATCCCTTCAGCGGATGCTGCTTGCAGCATTGGTCCAAGACCGGCCATGATTTGGGTTGTGCTGTAGCCAGCGCGGCCCATCATTTCCATTCCAGCCGCTGCCTCAGCCGCTGTAAATTTCGTTGTCGCCCCCATCTCTTTTGCGAGATCGGACAGTTGTTTAAATTCTTTACCTGTTGGCGTCGTCACTGCTTTGACTTTTGCCATTCCTTGTTCAAAATCTGCTGCCGTCTTTACGGCCTTACGCATCGCAAGAGCTAATCCGCCAGCCGCTACGGCTGCGCCTTGGAAAGCATCGCTACGAACGACATTTTTAAAACCTTTAGCAGCTCCGGCGGCTGTGTCGTTAAGGCTTCGCGAAATGTTTTTGCTAAGGCTTGAGACCTGTCGCTGCGTTTCGCGGATTGATTTTTTGAAGGTGCCAGAGAGCCTTGCGCCAATTTCAACAATGAGATTGGATTTTTTGGCCACGCTTTCACCTCCGTTTTTGTTGCTTGTTAATTTCGCTTTCTAGCTTTTGAGCAGAGGCGACCCACGCTTGCAGATCGCGAACGCTTAAATCCAGAATTTCTGTAAGGCCCCAGCCGGTAAGCTTGGCGAGAATAAGGACTCCCCGCCTTAGCTCTGCGACTGGGTAGCTTGAAAACCCTGGAGGGTTTCCGTCAGTCTTATGAAGTCAGATTGATCAAGTTGTTCAACTGACTTTGGAGAGATCTCACAAAGATTGGCAATCATGGCGATGACCTTGCGGGCTTCGCCACCTTTGCCCTCTTCAAATGTGAGCTGGTCACGAACGGTAGGCCGCCTCATGGAGAGGGTGTCTACAGAAACGCCATCAACGTCGATGGCGTATTCAAGTTCGACTGTTTCAGTTGGACGGGGTTTTGATGCCATGGGGATCGCTCCTAGCTAATTGCGGTTCTGATGCTTTGTAGCTGGTCAACGCCACCGATGACCCGTGTTTGGTTTTCGATGTCGATGTTGATCAGTGTCTCACCACCGATGATTAGCTTATAAGTCCGGCAAGCGAACGTAAAAGCGGCTTCAGTCATCGAGCCAGCCTCGTAGGAGCCAGGGTCAAACGACGTGATTGAGCCATTCATGGTTGTGATAATTCCAACAGCGGTTTCGCCGTTTTGCTGCAACGCTCCTTTGGCTTTCAAAATTGTTCCGTTTTGGATGCCCAAGCCGAACAATTTGATTACATCAGGATCGTATTCAGCAAGCGTAAATTCCGCTTCCATCAACTCCATGCCCATGTCAATTGCCACAGGGGCATCCATTCCACCGGCCCGAAATTCTTCGGTCTGAACAGAAAGGGTTGGCAAAGTCAGTTCTGAAATGCGGCCTGCATAGGTTGTCCCGTCAATAAATAACGAGAAATTGCGAAGCACTTTTGGCAAAGTAGCAGCCATTGTTCAATCCTCCTTAAGGGTTGGTGTTAGTAGCACCAGAGCCAGACTGGTCAGCCGTGCTTTGGTTGTTTGGATCATTGGCTTGCTTGTCTGGCTCTGACTCATTGTCAGCACTGGAATCAGTCAAGATGTCTTCAATGAAGCCGTTAGTTAACACGCTACGGAAGCGAACACGCTCTGCGGGATAAGCAGGCGTAAACTCGAAATCGATAGTGATTTGCCCGTTAGCAATATCGGTTTCAGTGTTTGCGTCAGGATCAATGGAAACCTCACTGCCAAGAATGGCACCGCGTGTTTCAAGACTGCGCAGATAAGACTCAACGCTGTCACTTAAGTTCGACAGATAGCTGCGTGTTATGCAACCATCAACCGCGTACAGATGAGCACGCATCACAGACTCGTTGACCATGTCCACAATCCGTCGCGTAGACAGGAATTGTTTTTGCTGGTCTGCGGTTGTGGTGTGATTGCCCCAAAGACGAAAACCGTTTTCACGAATAATCGTGGCTACATCATTCTCATTCAGCAGGTTCGCTTCGCTGTTTTCGTCGCCTAAGAAGAATCCAACGGGGCGGCTTACGCCGACAATGCCTTGGATGATCCGGTTAGATGGTGAATACCAGAATCCGCGCTCAGCATCGCTCTTAGCGATTACGCCTGCAACATAAGAAGATGCAGGAACGGTCTTGCTAGAGGTAACTTTTACGGCTGGATCGACTAAGTAGAAGCGATCCGAAACGTGCAAGTCTGCGTGCGCCTGCGCATCTGCGGCGGTGGTGTTTGGCCCATCACCAATAACAATTGCGCGAAGGCGACTAGAGACAGAAGCTGAAACAGAAACCAGCGCGGAAACAACCGGGTTGGCAACTTCAGAACCGACCGTATAAGTCGCTTGATGTGTGAAGCCAGGAGCGATCAGAAGCTTAGGGCTAGCGCCAACGGCTGATTCAGCCTTAAGGAACCCCCAAACGCCTGTTCCAGCAATTGCATCACCTGTGACGTTGACAAGGGTCGCCGCTTCATCTGCGCCTTCCTCAACACGAAC